GGTGTTGACGTACTTGGCGAACTCTTCCCGGCTCAGCAGGGAACGCTTGCCGTTCTCGTCGGTGGTGGTGGTGCGGAAGGGGCGTGACTCGACGCCTTCCGGATTACGCGGGGTCTTTGGCACCTTGACATCCACCCAGCCAAAGCTTCGGCCAAGAATGTATTCGTGCACGTCGTCCACCGTGTAACCCATTGCTTCGGCAATCGGCGGATAACAAACACCAAAGAGATAGCGGTTCTGCTGACTCGTCCGACTGTTCTTCAACGGCCCAACCGTCACCTCCAACGGAAGCGCCTGCGTCTGCACGAAGGCCAGGAACCGGATCAGCTCGGGTTGTGTGTGGATTGCGGTCATTGCCCCTCCCTTTCCTTCGCGATGGCCTTGCAACGCTCCAAGGCCCCATCGCCGCGTTGTGAACACACCAGCTCGTTCCGATCCGACAGCGTGTAAACCCACTCGCCTCGGTACTCTGACTTGCAGATGAAAAACCGCATGTCTTCGGTGTGGACGAACCTGCCCCCGGGATATTTCCAGTTCACTAGAACTCCGGCTTACCGCTAAAGCCACGCTTCTTCGTCTCCGGTGCCGGCGCGAATGGAAGTGGCCCTTCCCAGTCCTCCATCCGCATCTGGTCGAACCGGTTGCGAAGGTTGATTCGGCCGCCGGCCTTGATGTTCCTGCCCTTGGCGAAGTGCATTTCGACCACGCCTTGCAGATGGGTCTGGCTGTCCGGCGTGTCGTAGTAGTCCTCGCGGTGCAGCAGGACGATCACGTCACCCTTCTGTTCGAGCTCGCCGGATTCGCGCAGGTCAGCCAAGGTCGGGCGGCGATCGCTGCGGCCCGTCACATTGCGATTCAACTGGCCCAGCATCACGACCGGGATATGCCACTCCTTGGCGAGGTTCTTGCCCACCTGGACAATCTGGCCGTACTCGAACCGAGCCAGCTTCGGATCAACCTTGAAGTCGTGAATGTGATCGACCACCAGCAACTCAAGCGGTTGCTTCTGATGCATCCGGCGGGCTCGGGCCTCGAACTGACGAACACTGATTGACGCGGTGTCGTCGATGAACAGCTTGGCGCCGCGGAGATCCTTGATCGCCAGTGTCATCCTGCCCACGTACTCGTCGCAGTCCCCGCCCTGGTCAGGCGCCAGCAACCAGTCGTGCGGGACGCGGGCCAGTGCCGCCACGTTTCGGTTGTGACAGTCCTCCACGCTCATTTCGAGCGAGAACAGGCCGGTGGTATGTCCGCGCAAGGCGGTGAACATCGATAGGTTCAGCCCAACGATGCTCTTGCCCATACTGGGGCGACCGGCGACGAGGTACAGGGTCGATGGCTGCAGCCCATGGGTGACTTCGTTGAAGTCGTGCCAGGGCGTAGGAAGACCGGTCAGCTTGACGCCGTTGTGGAACCGATCGGTGAAGCTGGCGTACCACGCTGGAAGGCTCTCAGACGCGCTACGGAGCCCGCCGACCTGCGCGGGCTGCAACTCCGCCAGCCGATACGCCGCGTTCGCCAGAAGCTCGCTGGTGTCGTTTCCGGCCGATTCGAAGCCGTCGCTTACGATCGAGGTCCCAAACTCGATTAGCCGGCGACGCAGGGCCTTGTCCTGGACGATCTCGGCGTAAGCCTTGATGTTGGCTGCGGAGGGGGTCGTCGAGGCCAGCTCGACTACGTACTGGTCAAGGGTGTCGTCTTCGCCGTAGCCCCACGTGTTGTTCTTTCCGTTTGACACGAACCACTCGCCAAGGGTGACAGCATCAAACGGGCGGTCTTTCTCGGCCAGGTCGCTAATCGCCCGCCAGATCAACGCATGGTCGCGTCGGTAGAAGTCATCCGGGGTCAGTAGGTCGCTCACCAGCGGCCAAGCCTCAGGGGCCAGCATCAGCCCGCCGAGGACGGCCTGCTCAGCCTCGACCGAATGCGGCGGAACCTTCAGTTGCTCGAATTCGTTCATGCGGCCCTCCGAGCTACGCAGCTTTCTTCGAAGGCGCGGATGAACTCTGCCGCGGCTTGCGGGACGATGGCATTGCCGTAACCGCGCAGGCGTCCCACTCGGGCGGGTAGCCCATGAGCCAGCGGGAATGTGCCGGGCTCAACTGGCCGCCACTGTCCATCCCGGCATCCGAGCCAGTCAGCAGCACGCCAGTGACCGTTAACCGGGCCGGCTCCGTGACCATCCACAACGGCGCCGCCTGCCCCAGCGTCAGTCCAAAACCGTTGCCGTTCCCCGTCCGTTCCCTGCACTCCTGCCGGCGCCGCTCCATGCGCTCCACGTCCTTCGCCTCGAAGCCGGAAGCGCTCGGCGTCGGCCAGCCCGACAAGCACGCTGCCGCTGCCAAGTCGGGGCCGTGATTGCGCATTGCCTCCATCAGGCCGCCCTCGAACGTCCTCACACCCTTGTCCGCAAGCGCTGCCGTAGGCGTCGGCCAGCCGGTCAACCAGACCACGCGCCCCAGCAATGAGTTCAGCGGCACGTTCTTCTGCTCGCCCCCATCCTTCCAGTCCCGCGTAGTGGGTGTCGGCCAGGCCGACACCCACCCAGTAGTTTCGGTCGCGGATGTGCGGGGCGCCGATGCCCGCAGCCGGGAACGGGATACACCCGAAGGCGTAGCCCACTGCTTCCAAGTCAGCGTGTACAAGGTCGAGCCAAGGCCCGACAGCCGCGCTCGCAACCTGCTCTCCAAAGATCGCTGCAGGTCGGCACTGGGCGATGAGGTGGAAGAAGGCGGGCCAAAGGTGCCGCTGGTCAGCAAACCCAGCTCCCGCGCCTGCCGCGCTGAAAGGTTGGCACGGACAGGAACCTGTCCAAACAGGTCGGTCTGCGGGCCATCCGGCGAGGGCCAGCGCAAGCGGCCAGCCGCCGATACCGGCGAAGAAGTGGCATTGCGTGTAGCCGCGGAGCTCGCTGGGTCGGACATCCTCAATACTCCTGGTGTCGATATCGCAAGGGGGAATGTGGCCGGCATCCCGAAGATCGCGGAGCCAGGCCGCGGCGGATGGCTCGAACTCGTTGAGGTAGTTCATGCCGCCTGGTCCTCGTATTTGCCCTCGACGACCTTGGCGAAGTTGTTCGGCCGGATGAGCCATTCCAAGTCGCAGTCGAAGGGGCGGCCATCGCGGCCGAGCGTCTTGCCCATCAGGAACGGGGATTGGCGGACGTAGCCGAAGAAGGCAGCCCACCAGGTCAGGTTCTGGCGCTCGGGGGATTCAGCCCATCGACGGCCGAGTAGATCGCGGCGGGTCTTGTTCCATTCCCGCATCCGGCGGAGCTCGGGAAGGGACGTGTGGTACAGATCCAGGATTTGCTGCTGAGGGCATGCGGGCCGAATGGGCGCTGCATCGTTGTCTGCGACAGCAGGCAACAGGCTCGCGACAGCCGAGCCCCTATCTTCTTCTTTCTCTTCTCTTCTCTTCTCTTCTCTAGTCCGCATTTTGTCCGCTTCGCTTGCGGACATTTTGCGGACAGAACTCTTCCTGTCTGAGTCCTGCGCACGACGCTTCGCCGAGGCCCCGTTGTGGGCATCAAACCTTGGTAGGACTAGGTCTTCGCCTTCTTGAGCTAGCCATCCGACGGCCATCATCGCGTCTGCAAATCCAGGCCACGCGGCCAGCTCGTCCAGCACCGCCGAGGTGTAACCGACCAACTTCCCGTCGATCGAATGCGTGTCGAAGAGACTCCAAACGGACAGAAGTCCGCCAGCTGTCCGAAATCTGTCCGCTTTCAATGCGGACGAAATGCGGACAACTTTCGGACTTGTAAGCAGATCAGTCCGCATCTTGATCCAGTCTCCGGACATGTCAGGCCGCCCTCGACAAACCCTTCTTGCCATCCATGGCCGCCAACCGATCCTGTGCGCAGTCCCAGCACACGCACCATTGAACATTTTTTGACGTGGTGAACACCTCGACTTCCGCACACTCGGAACACAGTGGGGGAGTTGTGCGCGGGCGGTTCAGCGCGTTGCGGATTGCTACTTCCCGGTCCAGTTCTTCGCGCTCTGAAGCCTGGTCAATTACGTCTGACATGTCGTTCCCCTACTCCGGCCGTTCTAGGCCACTAGTTGAAGCTGCTGCTGCGGTTGGGCCTCAAGGCGGAGTGCCTCGGCCCGGTAGACTTCTGCGGCGACCAACTGGCGGTGCCGCTGTATTTCGAGGTCGGTGATCGGTGGGCTGCGAGCTGCCAGTTCGGCGCAGCGGGCCAGGTGTTCCAGGGTCTCGTCGCGGGTCATGACGGCCACCGATAGCGGTAGATCGGACGTGGCGCGCCGCAGCTGGAGAAGTCCCAGCCGGCGTAAGTCCAGCCGCGGCGCTCGAAGAGATAGGTCAGGAACGGGAAGCTGTTGTTCATTCCCCTGCCCTCAACTTGGCGCGGGTGTTGGCATCCATGGCTGCGCGGAGACGGGCAATTTCACTTTCCCGTTTGCCGAGCTGGACGGACAACTCGCGCATAGCCTTCTCGTGGTCAGAGAAGAGGACGTAGAGGCCGTCAGCCTGCGCAGACATGTCGCCGTAGCAGTGGTCGCGCTCATAGCGGGTGATCTGGCTCATCTATGCAGCTCTCCGTGTGTAGGAGGCGATCAGCGCCAAGCGATCGGCCTCGCGGGAATACCCTTCCGCCATGCGCATTGCCGAATGCATGGCCCTGTACTGCTTCACCAAGTCCCACCCCGTCGCCGTGCAGAACCTGGGAAGCAACTTCTCTGTCAGGGGGCGATCACCCTTCTTGATGAGAGAGAGATACGTCTCACTGATGCCCATCCGGCCCGCGACGACCACTTGGTCGAGCCCGCTAAGGCGGATCGAAACCGCGATGGCGTCCTGCTCCGTGTCACACATGCGCACCGTCTTGCCATCTGCTTTTGCAGGGGCCGGAAGCAGTGCTAGCAAGGGCAATTCCGTTTGGATTTCTGACCTGTTCATCGATTTACTAGTCTTTACAAGGCCGGTTGGTGGAAAAAGAAGGCGTCCCAACTACGAACGCCCCACACATGGATCAGTTGCTTGAACTTCCCGAAAACGTCACTTCTCTGGTACGGCTTGGAGGCAACTCGTTTGCCGTCCGTTGGATTGCAGGGAGGCCGGTGGTTCGACTGCTAAGGAGGGGTGGCTGAGTGGCTCTTCAGATGCTCAGGGAGCCGCTTGTACCCATCCGGGCAGAACACGCCGCGGACTTTGAGTTCGGCTTGGTACTCAGCGACGTTGTTCGCGAACGTGGTGATGTAGACGTTCCAGGGTGCGTAGGGGCCGTAGTCGTTGAGTCGCCCCATCACATACTTGCCGTGAGCCCTACCCCGCTCGCTGAGCTTTCCGCTTTCGAGCCAGACGGTCATCCACTGCGGAAACGTCAGGTCCCACTCGACGCCACGCAGCCGGGCATTCCTCTGCTGCTCCATGTAACCGCGGGCGCAGCACCCCTTGACGCTCGGCCCCTTACCCTCGTTGAGCAGCAACAGGGTTTCCCAGTCGCAGCCGTAGACGGCCATGGAACGCGTGTTTCGGTAATCGAGCTGGACAATCGCCTTCGTGTACCGGCGGCGCCTGGCGACCTGCGCCTGCCCGCCGTCGCGACCCACGAGGCCGCTCGACTTGAGAATCTGGCGGATGCGCTCGCGGCTGAGCCCGTAAAACTCTCCGATCTCTTGGAGCGTGTAGCCGGCCTGGTACAGGTCGCAGACCTGTATGGCACGCTCAACGTTCTGGGCGGGCATGCGGCTCACTTAGGCGGCCCTCTTCAAAGAGCGCTTGCGCTTGGCTTTGGTAGCGAGACCGGCGAGCTTGATGGCCATATCCCAACGGGCGACCAGCTTCCCGTGCAGGATTCGATTGATCGTGGATTGCGGAGCCCCGACTGCGGCACCAACCTCTTTCTGGGTCAGGCCTGTATCAAGGAGGGTCCGGATGGCGTCTGATGGGTGCATGGGGCCTATCCTGCATCCCTCTAGGGATATTTGTCAATCCCCCTGCGCATTTTTTTTGCAGCATGGGATTTGCCATGATTCCCGGATGGATGAACAGGACTACACCCGCCAAAATATCCGCTTCCTGCTAGAGCAGCGCGGCCTGAAGATCAGCAACCTGGCTAAGGAGTCCGGTGCTGGGCAGTCGTGGGTGAGCCGCTATATGGGCGGACGCTTCGAGCGAAACGTTGCCAAGATCGAGCTGATGGCGCGCTACCTGGGCATCCCCGCCCACCGGCTTATGTATGAAGACCTATCTGGCGCGAACCTTGCATTGTCTCAATCCGTGGGAACGGAAGAAGAGATAGTTGAGGCCGCGGTCAAGCTAGAGCGGGAACTGGCGGCATTAGCCCCCACCCCGCCCTCCCCAGAGACCTACGCCCAGCGCCTCTATATCGCCATGAAGGTGATCCAGGAGGAAGGCGCGGCAGGCGTCCTGGATGGTTCTAGCCTCATGGGCGCTATGCGCCTATACGCCGCGGAGCTTCGCAAGACGGGGGGTTAAATGAAAATCAGCGACGAGCGGTTAAGGGAACTGGCGGATCAGATGGCGGAGGCAATGGGGATGCTGCCCCGGCGTCAATATTCTGACCCTCCTCCACCGAACAGAACCAACGTGGTGCCTTTCCGCCGCAGAACTGCGGACGGGGGCCATGCCAAGGCTGTTCTAGAAGAGAGTGAACAGGCAAGGGAGCGCGTACTCTGACATGGAGAATCCTATGCGACGTATCGCTGTGGTTGTCGCCGTTGCGGCGCTCTGCGCATGCAATCGGCAGGTGGATCTTTCGCCGAAAATTGTTGACTTGGAGCTCGCTGACAAGCGGGCGGCAACCAATTTTTCCCTACTTGAGCAACGTCTGAGGGCCCTTGAGGAGCGCCCCGCCCAGAGCGGGCCGACGCGCTACGCCATCATTGACCCGGCCGCCAGCAAGGGGTATGCGACGATCGCTACATCCGTGACTCCTCTTCTTGTGGAGTTCGACCGAGTGGAGCCAAACGCAGATGGCGCCAAGGCTTACTTCAGGGTCGGAAACCCCGGTTTTGTAGCTTTCTCGGGAGGTTCGGTAAAGATGATCTACGGTCCTCGCGAACCAGAGGATCAAGAGAAGGCTAAGTACTGGGGCAAATCGCTGAAGACGCTCGACGTGAGTTTCACGGAGCGCCTTAGGGAGGGAAGTTGGACTAGAGTTGAGGTCGCCATGCCGGGGGTGAAACCCGGGGACTTGGGATACCTGGCGGTTTCGTTTGATGTGGACCAACTGCAACTGAAGGGCCTTTAAGGCGTGAGCTATCAGACTGGGGAGTCTGATAGCTTTTTTTCATAACCAATTATCCCTATAGGGATTGACTACTTATCCCTGTACGCATCATGATTCTCCCATCGCCCCAAGACACCCTCATTCGAGGCGGGGCCGGAGAACGAGCAGTGGCCGCCAAGAAGACCAAGACCGCCGAGGCAGTCGAGCAGGAAGTGATCCAGTCCTACAAGGGCTTCGATCGGAACCTGCAGTGCCGCGGCTTCCAGTTCGAGTCCGGCAAGACCTACGAGCACGAAGGCGAAGTTGCTGCGTGCAGTGGCGGATTCCACGCCTGCGAATACCCGCTGGACGTTCTTGACTACTACGCGCCGAACGGGTCGCGCTACTTCCTTGTCGAACAGTCCGGCTCCCTGTCCCGCCGCGGCGATGACTCGAAGGTTGCGAGCCAGAAGATCAAGGTCGGTCTTGAAATCGGATTGCCTGGGCTGATTAAAGCGGCGATCGAATACACCTTCAGCCGCGCCAAGCCCGAGGGTGAAACTGCCACGGGCGACCAGGGCGCTGCGAGTGCCACGGGCGACCAGGGCGCTGCGAGTGCCACGGGCACCCGGGGCGCTGCGAGTGCCACGGGCTACCAGGGCGCTGCGAGTGCCACGGGCGACCAGGGCGCTGCGAGTGCCACGGGCGACCAGGGCGCTGCGAGTGCCACGGGCGACCAGGGCGCTGCGAGTGCCACGGGCGACCAGGGCGCT